CATTGATATCGCGTGGCTCATAGATCGGCCACAGTTTAGAGCTGATAGCTCGCACCCGTGTCGCCGGTGTTACAAGACCACCCACAAGACCATTCAACGGTTCCAGCTGATAGTCCGTAGTCGCCCAAGTTTCATCAAAACCGCCCTCACCCGTAGTATCACTATTGATACTGGACACCGAAACGATGTCGTCCGTTTCGAGCAGAAAAATGTTGTGCGGAATATAGACTCTTGTCGCTGTGCCCGAACTGTAAAAAACGCGTTCACAATATGCGTCAATGTCGCGGGAGGCAGACTCCACCGCAATCTCCAACAAACCATCATCAATATCGTCAGTGATGCGGGCCGCAGCCTTCACATCAGCGAGCGTCGCATACCCATTCACAATCGCCAAAATAAACCTCCAGCTACCATTCTACCGGTTGACCTCCCACCCGTTCTCACGCCTCCGAGTGACATCCCAAAACCCTGCACTGTAATCGCCTCGAGCAACCTTTTCATCAAACAGTTCCCGATTGCTCACAAACGTCCGACTGTTTTCTTGTGCGAAGGTTGCATCGGATTTTATTGTCGAACTGTTTTCATGATCGACCGGAAGGTCAAGCTTCACGATAGGAACCCCAGCCTGCACACAACGACGCTCATAATCTGTATCCTCAAAATATGCGGGAAAGAACCCCTCATCGAACAAACCCACACGCCCCGCAGCCTCCCTACCGAGCGCAAACGCCTGCCAATGAGGAAACATACCGGCCAAAGTCACATCGCCCCTACCGGCCTCACAGAGCTTCTCAAGGGCACCCGGTCGAAACACGACGTCGTTAGACGCAAAAAACCATCGTTCAGCATACGGAAACGACTTCACCCCCAAATTCCAGGAACCCGCCACCCCCAAATTGGCTGGCATCGGCAGATAGGTTGTGTGCTCCACCACATCAGGAATATCAATCTCCACATCATGCATCACAGTTGATGCACCATTATCAATCACCAACAGGTGAGCAACCGGGAAGTCAATGCTCGCAACCATCCGTTCCAACAAGTCATAGCGGTTCAGCACCGGCACAATCAGGTTCTCAAGCATCCCGCCCCCTCAACCAAAACTTAGGCCCGTCCAAGAACGCCTGCGGAATATCGGTAGGGCCGCACTCTGTCAACCATGCGCCAGACTCGACCGCGCGCCCTTCACGCCAACATTGGGCCACCCATTCCGGCATGTCAAGCCTCACCAACTCTTGATGGGAAAAACCTGCCCACTTTGCCAACAAGTCTTCGAGCGACATGAAGGAAGACAAATGCCAGCCAGACTCCACAACAGGCAACCCGCCACGACCCTGCCTCACCGTAGCCACGTCACGACCACGCAAATCGGCAAACAAACCCGAAACACCAGTCAACTCGAACTGCTGAAACCATTGTGCAGACATCTGATATTTAGCCATACGCCACACACTCAAGGCAACAGTCTCACGAATTTTCACCGGATCCGGTATCTCGTCCACATCAAACAGTCCCACGACCGCATCATCAGGGACACCCAAACTATCCAACAGGTCAAACCCTGCCCTACGTTGTGCAAACTCGTTATCCCAAGGGTTCGCTGAAGTTTCCATCACCACCGGCACGTACACCATTCGGTCAGACAGCGCTTGAGGAAGGTCGGGTTTGCCGTGAGCCCGCGGGATGCCCGTAAACGTTTTGTCGCCCTCGACGACCACCGTTATGTCTGCACCCAAAGTTTTCATTCGCGCTTGCAACATGTCACGCTCGCCCGCAAACATCACAACGTCAACTAGCAAAATAGTCTCTCAGGAACGGCATCCACAACCCATCCCACACAGTCTCCACATCAAACTGCAAAGCAAACTTTCGAGACACCGCACTAAAACCCTGCCCCACATCATAAGCCTGCACCAAAGCAGACACCACCGACCCAACCAGCGGCACCTGAAAAAAAGCTTTCTGAGGTTCATCCCAAAACGGTTGCCCCTCAACAAGGAACCCATCATCAGCAACAAGGTCAGCGGAAGCCGCCCACCCCGACGCAATCACCCTCGTCCCACACGCCTGCGCCTCCACAGTAGGAACCCCAAACCCTTCCCCATACGACGGGGCCAACAACACATCAGACGCCGAATAAATACTTGCCAACCGTTCCTGCGAATACCCCACCCGCAACTGATCACGATTAGCAAACGTAATTTTACTCACAGGAATACCGACCGCCTTAGCCAAAACACCCAAATCGAAACCGCCCGAATTAGGTGCAGGGTCAGCATGAACATACAAATGTGCGCCAGGACGTTTCTCCAAAAACATTGCAAACGCTAAAAAGTTTTCCCCAAAAGCTTTCCGATGCACACGCCCATCAGCCTTATTCGCTGCCACCATCGACACCAAAAAAGTGTCGTCAGGGACACCCAAAAAGTCGCGCCCCGAAACCCCATCAACCTTGCTCGTACGCTGAAACACTTTCGTATCAACACCATGCGGAATATACACCGAATCAATATCGGCACCCGCCAACTGTCTCTGCCCAAACGGCGACATAGCTACAGGTGTCACCTGGTCACGACGCAACCACTCAGCCACCCCAGGCGGCATCGTCACATGATCCAACGGCACCCACGAAATAATAGGCGCATCACCCTGCCAAGCGTTATACACCCACACATCATACAAAGTCATGAGGGCATGTTTTAGGGTGCGGTCGTAATGTGTGCGGTGTGCCTCATGCCACGGCGTCAACACATCCTGCGAATACGGTGCAACACCTCGAGGATAATGGGCAACCTCACCATGCTTCACCCGCAAAGAACCCACCGAGCCCTCAAGCCCATAGTTAGACAATGATGCAGTTTTTATTCCATGACGTACCAAACGCTCCACCAAATACTGGGCCTGCTGCCCATACCCTGTAGGCGCCCCCGGTGTATTAGATGCTAACGAAATCAGTCCAGAAAGTTTCTCAAAAGTAGGCATGACTTCATAATAGCGAAAACCCCCGCCGTGAACCTACAACACGACGAGGGTTTCCAGCTTAGGAACCTAGAGCTTATGCAAGCGTCAGGGTTTTGATGTGAGCCGCACCGTTAGCAACACCCGCAGCGAGGCGGTAAACGAAACGGTAACCGGTAACATCGTTAGCGAAATATGCTTCCACGCTGACAGTAGTAGTCAACCCGGTCGTAGCAACCTTCACGGAAGGCCAGTGACCAAAGAGAACCGCTTTGTTTCCCGTAGCAATGTTCGCCACGGCAGGGTTCTCAAGCACAGGGTAACCAAGAATACGGTCAGGGCCACCAACAACAGGGTCAAGAATGTATGCGCCAGCATCATCCTTCAAGCGACGGATCGCACCCAGTGTGGAAGTGTTCACCATAAACGCGGCACCAGGAAGCATACGGGCCATACCGTCAACCGAATACGCGAGCGTAATCAGCTCATCAGCGGTGATAGCGTTCGTGGTTCCAGCAGTCACACCAGCACCAGCAGCAGCAATAACCGCAGCATGAATCACCGTGTTCGCGCGAGTACCAATCGCAACACCGGCCTGCTCGACCAGGTTAGCTTCCACATCGAAACCTGCATCCATAACCAGCTCATTGCTTAGCTGAGAAATGAACGCCTGCTTCGTGGGGTTGAGCAACAGGCTGCTATAGGTTGCGTTAGATTCGGCAATCGCTGAACCCTCAGTAACCTCGCCGGCAGTGCTGTAGCCAGTCATCACAGGGATGCGAAGGTCTGCACCGGAATCGCGCACAAACACTTCAGACGTTTCCAGGTAAGGCCCAACCAGTTTGGCCAGCGCATACACGCGGTCGAGGAAGTTGACAGGCACAGTGTCAGCAGTCGAAACAAGCGCGCGCTTCTCAGCATTGCTGAACATGTGTTCGCGCACTTCACCGCGAGCCATTGCGCGGAAAATGTCGGCAGAACCAACAGCCGCTTCCTCAACAGGTTTGAACCCGCGAGAAGCTTCCGCAACTTCCAAAGCGCGTTCTTCAGA